TGGCACGCAGCCAAGGATCGACCGGCAGTTAGCTCTGCGGATCGTGAAGAGTTTGAAGAAGAGATTCCGTATGGCTGCATGGCGTGGAGATTCCAGCAGCAGGACAAACGACAAAAAGCCCTAAGTAATGGTGACTGGTAAATGAATCCAAATAACGAACTAGATCGTGAACGATTGATGAAGGCCATCGAGAACTCTACTCGCGTCCTTCGTCCTTTCCGTGACGTTCGCAAGCGATTAGTCAAAGACTTCGCTGGTAGCTATTACGGGCAAACCGAGAGTATGGGCAGGTCTGACATCATCATGAACCTGATGTATCAGACCGCCGAAACTTACACGATGGCGTTGGCGGCAAACCGACCCCGTGTGTTGGTAACGGCACAACATCCTGAGAATGCGTGGTTCGCTCATTCGTTCCAACTTGGCATCAACAACCTGATTAAGGAGATTCACCTTGAAGACATATTAAGAAAAGCAGTGATGGATTCATTCTTCTCGATTGGGATCGTGAAAGTTTACACCGCAGACGCTGGCATGGTTCAACTCGAAGGTGAAGACGCATGGGTTGATCCGGGCAAACCATTTGCCGAAAACATTTCACTTGATGATTTCGTTTACGACACCACTGCATCGGAATGGCGTAAGTCAACCTTTGCGTTGAACAAATACCGAATCAGTAAAAAGAAGGTGATGAATGATTCGGCCTACGATCAGGATGTCATCAAAGAGCTTCAGCCCGTTTCCCAGTATCCCGGTTGGAACGCTGACACGGGTGAAGTTCCTGTGCGTGAGATGCTCAAGAGCGAGACTCAAGAAGCTGGCTTGGAACCGATGATCGACCTTCAGGACATCTGGCTTCCTAAGGACAATTTGATCGTGACGATGCCCGTTGGAAAGAACACAAAGCCAGTGCGGATTGTAGAATTCCAAGGCCCCGAAAACGGCCCCTTCCACACACTGAGTTTGACGTGTGAAGTTCCTGATAACATCATGCCGGTGTCACCAGCGATGAACCTGAAGCCGCTGCATGACATCATCAACGGGCTATTACGCAAGCAACGACGACAAGCACAACGACAAAAAGATATTCCGTTTTATCAAGCTGGCCACCAAGACGATGCTCGCCGTATCGAACGAGCCAGCGATGGTGAATGGACAAGAGTTGACAATCCTGAAAGTGTCAACGTGATGAAGATGGGCGGTGTTGATCCACAGAATCAAGCCTTCGCACATTCCATGAAAGATACGTTCGACCGCATGGCTGGCAACCTCCAGATGATGGCTGGACTTGGGCCACAAGCTGACACACTTGGTCAGGACAAATTGATTCATGGTGCTGTGTCCAAGCGAGAAGCGAACATGCAATATCGTGTGGTCAATTTCACAAGCAACATTTGCCGTGACCTTGGTTCATTACTGTGGCAAGACGAGGTGCTGGAAATCCCACAAGAGTTCGAATCTGGCGGCATACCGATACGTGCAGACTGGAGTCCAGAAGTTCGAGAAGGTGACTTCTTCCAATACGAGTTTGCAGTTGAACCGTTCTCGATGATGTACAAATCCCCATCGGAACGAATGCAGGGAATCAGTAACTTCGTCACGAATATTGCACTCCCAATGGAAGGCATGATGCAGCAATACGGTGGCACGATTGATATTCAGGAACTCGTTGAATTGTACTCCGAGTTGATGGACTTACCACGGCTGAAACAGATTGTGAAGTTCGAGGAGCCGAAGGAAGACAGACCCGGCCCAACGCCACAGCAACCTGCACAAGCGAGTCACACAGTTCGTGAGTCAGTTCGCAAAAGCGTACCAACCGGCGGCACAGAACAATCACGCAGTAATGTGATGCAACAAATACTACAGGGTGGACAACCCAATCAACAACAGATGGCACAAATGGGAAGGGAAAAAGCAGTTGGTTAGAAGTCAGTTTCTATGGAGAGATCCTGATGGAGTTAATCGGTGGCATGACCATCGACAACCCCAAGGCAGTTCCAACATCGACTCAAGTAAGTGTGGCACAAACGCATGGAGTACCGGATTGGTATCAGATGCCTGTGGTGTTCACCCCGAACAAGTCAAAGAGTTCCAGAAGGACGCAAAGTCCCACGGATTTACAGGAGTAGAGTTTACGAAAGGTGGTGATTGTGTTTTCACCTCCCGCCGTCAACGCGCACGTTATTTAAAGCACCGAGGTCTACATGACCGCAACGGTGGCTACGGAGATTAAGATGCCAGAAGAACAAGAAGAACAGACAGAAGAAATAGCTCTGTCTGATGATGACCTGAATGTGATCGAGGAACTCGAAACAGATCAGGAGATAACCGAATCAACGGAGACTGCCGAGGTTGAAGCAGTTGCCGAAGAAACCCAAAGTAGCGATGACAGTTCCGCTACCGAGGAACCCGCAGGTCAGACGTTTAATCCTGACCTCACCGCCCGTGCAACGCACTACGGACTTGATCCGTCTGGATTTGCGAGTGAACAGGCATTGCAGCACGTTGTCCAACAGTTTGACCAAGGGAATGAACAACTCTCCCGATGGAACAACTGGTATCAAGGCCAACAGCGGCAAACAACTGAGGAACAACCACCTCAAGCACCCCAATTCCGTGTGGACTTGGGTGAGGATTACGACGACGGCTTGAAGTCAGCGATCAATAGTATGGCTGCTCAAATGCAGCACCATTACGACAATCAACTGAATGTAGTCGCTCAAAGTATTCTCGATCAGCAGAATGCGATCCAGTATCAACAGCAGTATGTTTCCCTTGCTGAGAACCAGCAACAACAACAATATGCCGCTAGTGAACTGGAGCAATTCAACTCTGCTGTTAATCGCTTATCAAATGAAGGATTGTTTGGAACCGAGGCTTACGAAACTCTCGATGCCGAATCTACCGAAGCCAAGAACATGGAATCGCTTTATGAGCGAATGTCTGTTCTAGCAAACGGTTATCGAGCATCGAATCAGGAAGTCCCTTCTGTGGACGAACTCGTAAAGCAGGCTTATCACGCAACCTTCGCTGATGAAATTAACAATCAAAACCGAAATGACTTCAACAACCGCATGAAGTCGAATAGTAAACGTCGTCTAGGTGGTGGTGGAACAACCGCTGCTATGACCGAGCTTGCTGGAGATGCCGACGAGGCAGTCAACAGCGAAGTCTTGAAAGACTTCTATGATTCAGCTCTTGCGGAAAACGGAAGTTGATCGGTCTGACTTATTAGAAAGGAAGGCATAACATGCCTTTGTTACCAAATCAGCTCGCTGATTTCACCACGCTGACACTTGATAATTTCAAGAAGAAGAAGTGGGTGGATCTATCGTTGAGCAATCAACACCATGTGTTCGCCAGCAGATTTTTGTCTGGCAAAACACGCACGCCTTACCAAGGCGGTGGAAACCTGAATTGGAAAGTTCAGACCACCAATACTGGAACGGCGAAATTTTCAGAACTGTATTCTGTCGATGCGACTGCCGTCAAGGATTTGATGACAACCGCCAAGGCACCATTTACCAAGGCGACTGTCAACTTCAGCTATGACGTTGATGAAGACAGTTTCCAATCTGACCGTGAAACGATCATCCGAGAAATCGACATCCGTCGTCACTCGGCGTTTAACGATTACTTCGAGTTGATGGAAACGGCCCTGTGGTCATCTCCATCATCCAGCACCGAAAGTCCACGGACTCCCTTTGGGATTCCATTCTGGATTCAGAAGTCAACAACGACTCCCGGTGGTGGATTTACCGGTGGAGATCCTTCTGGATTCTCTAGCGGTGCTGCTGGTATTGCCACAGCCACTGTACCAAATTGGAAAAATTGGAGTGGCAATTACACTTCCGTAAGTCGCGACGACCTAGTTGCGAAAATGCGAAAGGCAGTTTCCCACACTTATTTCCAAGCACCAAAACAGTTCGCTGAATTGGGCAATGGAAAAGGTGATTCAGATTGGGCATTCTACACCACTTACTCGGTGCTAGAAGACCTTGAAAAACTGCTCGAATCTCGCAACGACAACCTTGGTGTTGACCTAGCGAAATACGCTGGCAGTGTTGTTATGAAAGGTAATCCAGTTATCTGGGTTCCATACCTTGATAGCAACGATAGTGCTGATGCTCCTGTCTATGGTGTGAACCATAAAACCCTTCAGTATCACTACAAGAAGGGCAGGGACATGCTCTGGCATCCACCGCAACAAGCGGCTCGCCAGCACACGACTCGCGAGGTTCACATGGACAGCTGGGGTAATTTCCTCTGTCTCAACCGCCGCCGAAACTTCGTTTTGTACGTGGCCTAATCTAGAAAGGATTTAGTAATATGAGTCTTTACACAAGACCACAACTTAAAGCTGCGTCCCTTCGTCGGGGCCTCAGCGAAAACATCTTTAGCCAATCCAAAAACGATGAAATCGAAAATGGTGGATTGGATCAAGGATTCGGTTTAACTGACGAATTTCTGACGTTTGATGATGAGAACAAATGGGTTCTCACTCAAGCAACGGCAGGAACCGCTGCATTAGATGTTGCCGCCAAGGGTGGTGTGTTGTTACTTGACTGTAACAGTACGACCAACAACCAAGGCGTGCAGATCCAACTCGGTGGTGCTGCTGGTGCAGCTTCTTTTATCGCCTCCGCAGCTTCGAAGATTTACTTTGAAGCTCGCGTGAAGATTGCTGATATTGGAAGCACGACTTGTCAAATGTTCGTAGGACTAGCTGAAGTTGATACTTCCGTGCTTGCATCTGCTGCAAACACGACAGCCAATCATATTGGCTTTGAAGCTATCAATACCACAGCAATGGGAATCCACAGCGAGAAGGCTGGTAGTCGAAGCTCGACTGCTTCCGTTCACACTGTCGTGGATGACGATTACGTGAAGCTAGGCTTCATTGTCGATGGACTGACGAAAATCACTCCATTTGTCAACGGCGTTGCTCAAACAGCCATTACGACAAATATCCCAATTGTCGCAATGACTCCGAGTTTTGTATGTCATTCGTCTGGAACAACTGATCCCATCGTCCATGTGGACTGGGTTGCTTGTTACCAAGCGGAACACATCGCCAACTAGGATTTGTCTCCTGTGCGCGGCTCCGGTGGGTTGGATTCGTCTGATCTGCCGGAGCTTAGTGCAGGGGTTCTCCAACTAACAACAAGAAATACATATGAGTTTTATCAGAGCAGAAGCTGTCACCGGATTCACATTCGGACTTGTCGCCAAAACAACTGGTGCTGCACTCACAGGTGCTGCGGCAGGCGTAGGAAAATACATCACCAAAGATGGTGGTACGCAGGCTTCGATTGCTGGATCAATTGCTGAGGAAGGCAATGGTCAGTACAGCGTTGACCTCACAGCAGCCGAGATGACCGCCACTGTCGTCGGACTGCTCTTTACTCACGCTGATGCGATACCTGTCCAGTTCACAATTCGAACCACAGGATCACCGGCAGATACCGGAACAGAATCAACCCTATCACTGAACCTCACAAGTCTCCGCAAAGAACTTGGCTGGTTCTGGCTGGGTGAACGCACCGCGGCAAACTGGACGGCAGACGAAATAACACAGCTCGATGACATGATTGCATCGGGCTTGCGAAACTTCTACCATCCACCTCCAACCCAAAATACACCGAAAGGCTACAAGTGGTCTTTCATGGAACCAACGACCACACTCAGCTTGGTCGCTAACACTGCGGATTACACACTGAGTGCGAACTTTGGTGGCTTGATCGGCGAGATGACATATTCGGCAGACGACAACCGCTGGTTTCCCATTGAGACGACAGGCGAACACCGAATCCGAACTCTACGTCAACGTGATTATTCCAGTATCAGCAGCGATCCCAAGTTAGCGGCTGTCAGGCCCATCAGCAGTAGCGGGTCCAACGGACAGCGATTTCAGTTAATGTTGTACCCCAAACCGGATACGGCGTACACACTTTCATATCGCTATCACGCACTGCCAAATCAACTGACAGCCGCAAATCCATATCCGATGGGTGGTGCAGCTCACGCTGAAACCATCCTTGAGTCCTGCTTGGCAATTGCCGAAAGCCGAATGGACAACAACGCAGGAATCCATGCAGCAGCATTTCAACAACGACTTGCTGCTTCTATTGCCTTCGACACCCAAATGCACACTCCAGAACACATGGGATATAACGGCGATGGATCAGATGGTGGTGCGTGGTCGGAACAAGCAAACAGGTACATGAACGGCGACATCGTTCGATACAACGGATCATTTTACACAGACGTTAATCCATAAAGGAATCAAATGCACAACACACCACAAAATAGCGTAATTACAGGAGTCGCCGTCGGAGCATCAATCGGTGCTTCCGACGCAATTGTGTTCAAAGGCTTCACCAAGGGGGTGATGATTCTTCAAGCAGACGCATCTAGCCCGACGACAACTATTA